CAGCGGCGCGTCGTCGATCGGGACTGTGGCTGCGGCCGAGGTCTTGGATCTGACGGCGTTGTGGCTGGGCGCGGCTGTCGTTGGAACGGTGGGTGCTGCATACGTGCAGGACTTCGGCGTCACGTTCCTGGGCGCGTCTGTGATCGGAGTCGTGGGCACGTCGGAGATGACGGACGGCCAGATCATCAACACTGTGCTGCTTCAGGGCGTGTCGGTCGTGGGCGTGGTGGCGTCGGGTGACGCGCTGCTGGGCTTCGCGTTCCCGCCTGTGGTGACGCCTGCGGCTGAACTTGACATGGCGGGATCTGATATGGGCGAGCTTGACCAGCCCGGTAGCGCGGCTGGAGAGGTGAGCTGATGCCGAAGCCGTTGGTGCGCAAAGAGGACGTGTGGCAAGGCGCGGACGTGACGTTCCGTGAGCGCTTGGTCACGGGCAACGGCGGGACGGCGCTGGTCCAGGCTGATGTGACATCGTGGTCGCTGCGTGTGTTCCGCCCCGGCGATGATAAGAACGCGAAGCGGATCGTTACTGACGCTTCGCCGACCGGCTACTTCTTCGACACGCTCCAGCTCACGGACTGGACGCGCGACACGGTGGGCTACAACTTCAAGTACCGGCTGCCTTACTCGTCGTTCAAGGCGAGCGCGGCTACGTACGTGTTCGAGTTCGCCATCAAGACGGGCTCGTACGGGACGATTTTCTCGGTGTGGGAGATTCGCTACCTGCCGGTGGGGAGTGTGTGATGGACGGCGAGACCCAAGACGTACACGTAGAGCTTCGGGGCGCAGTCCTTGAAGTTGCTCGTTCCGTTTTGGGCTACCAAGGTTCGCCAGTCATCCGCAACATCATGATCGAGGGGCCGCGTGGCACGGGTAAGTCGCGCGGATTCCTCCAGATGCTCTACGCGCTGTGCTACGCCTACCCTGGCTCGCGCGGGATCATCTGCCGCAACAAGCGTCGCTCGATGAGTGGTACGACGTTGCCTGAGTTCGAGAAGTGCATGGCGATCGACGAGCCTGCGAAGGAGGGGCCGAAGCCGGAAGGTCGTTCGGTGTACCGCTTCGACAACGGCACTGAGGTCTACGCGGCTGGCCTCGACGAGTCGGATCGACTGCGTTCGTTCACGGTGGACTGGATCTACTACGAGGAGGGGACCGAGAGCGAGAGCCCCGATGCGTGGGAAAGCCTCTTCGGCGCGCTGCGTAGCTGGAAGATGCCGCTCCAGTTCATCGCCACGACGGTCAACCCCAAACAGCCGGGACACTGGCTGAATCAGCGCGCAATCAAGGGCACGATCGAGCGCTACAAGAGCCGGTTCGAGGACAACCCGGTTCTGTTCGACACAGCGACGGGGACGTGGACGCCCAACGGACTGGCGTTCATCAACCAGCTCAAGAACCTGACCGGCCACCGTCGCCTGCGCGACTACGAGGGCCTGTGGTCTGCGGCGTCGGGCCTGGTGTTCCCCGAGTTCGAGCCGGATACGCATGTGCTCGACGCGCGCGTGCATCGCAGCCTTGACGGGCACTTCCTTGAGGTGCAGGGCTGGGACGACACGGTTGCGCTCGACGACTACTTCGTCTCGATGGACTTCGGCTACCGCGCGCCAGGATCGCTCCAGGTGTGGGGCGTCAACCGGCGCTCGCGTCGGATGTTCCTCGTGGCCGAGGTGTACCAGACGATGAAGCAGCTCGACTGGTGGGCCAACGCCCTGGTCGCTCTGCACGAGGAGTTCCCGTTCCGCGCTGGCGTGGCTGATTGCGCTGAGCCGCGCACAATCGACTTCCTCAACGACCGACTCGGGCACTTGCGCGACCGACCGCTGGCTCGCGTGATCCACAAGGCCGACAAGTCGGCTGGCAAGCTGCACGGCCTCGACCAGCTCCGGTACGGCTTCAAGCCGCTCGACTCGTCGGTGCCTTCGACGTACGTGCTCAAGAACACGCTGCGCTACGGAGCCGACTCGGCTCTGGTCGAGGCTGCAAAGCCGACGTGCCTCGTCGAGGAGCTTGAGCGCTACGTGTGGGACGAGGCAGATCCCAAGCGTCCGCAGTCCGAGAAGATCGAGGAGCCGAGCGACGCCTGCGCTGACCACGCGATCGACTCGGCTGTGTACGGTCACGTCTGGGCTTGGCGTCGGTACTTCGAGAAAAACAACCGTGCCCGTGAGTACGCTCCGGGCACACTAGGCGCGCAGCTTCGGCTGGGAGGGAAGAGGATCGAATGGCCCAAGACGTGAGCATGGAGCGCGTGTACGAGTCGTACTGGGAGCAGCCGGTCAACGTGCTCCGCGAGATCGAGGCGGGCGAGAAAGAGCGCGACCGCAACATCGACAACTTCGCGGAGGCGGTCCGTCGCTACGAGGGGCCGGGTCGTGGTCATCCCGGCGACGGCGAGTGGGACCCGTACAACTTCGCGTTCGAGTGGCAGAGCTTGGTTCGACCGCAGATTGCGTTTCAGAATCCGGTCGTCCGCATTCGCTCCAAGCGCCCCGAGTTCAACGGCGTGCAGGCTGTTGCGCTCCAGCATTGGACGAACCGCTGGATTCGTGACACGCACTACATTCGCACGATCGAGCGCGCGACAACCTACATGGGTTTCACGCACGCGGCGACGATGACGACGTTGGAGCCTGACCAGGGCGACTACGACGACCCGCGCTCGCGTCCGCGCAAGATCGTGATGGATCCGTCGCAATTCGGCATGGACGCGCTGGCGCGCTCTTGGGAGGAGTCTCGGATCTTCTTCCACCGCTGCGTCGAGGACCGCTACTCGTTGCTCAAGCGCGCCGAGAACGAAGACGGCTGGAACATGGACGCGCTGCGCCGATTGCCGATCTTCGGCGAGGGCGAAAAGGTGGGGCGTCCCAAGGGCGACTTGGATCGAGGCGAGGTCTCCTACTACTGGGTGTGGGTGCCTGGCGACGAGGACGACTCTTCGGACACGCACGGCATGGTGATGCACGTTGCGTTCGAGCACACGCACACCGGCGACAAGAAGGCTTGCTTCCTGCGTGAGCCGATGCCGTACTTCGGTCCGCGCTGGGGTCCGTACACGCTCTGGGATTTCTACTTCGTGCCGCGCAGCCCGTGGCCGATGGGTCCGATCCAGGCGCAGCACGGGCTGAGCAAGATGCTCAACGCCCAGGCGCGCGTGAACATGCGTCGGGCCAAGAACCGCAAGGACTTGTTCCTCTTCGATGACACGGACCGCGAGGCCGCGACGCGCATCTTTGAGGCTCAAGACGGCTCCGGCGTGGGCATCCCCGGCTACGACAAGAGCAAAGTCCAGAAGGAAAGCATCGGCGGCGTCAACGAGGACGAGTTGGCCTACGAGCAGTGGATTGACGGTCTCCTCAAACGCTCGTCGGGCCTTTCGGCTGCTGAGCTTGGCAACACAGGCGGCGGCCAGACGGCGACGAGCGACGCGATTGCGGCTGGCGGCTCGTCGGCGCGCAAGAGCTTCTTGGAGCAAAAGGTCTACGACGCGGTGCGCCGCGACGTGATGACGGCGGCGTACTTCGGCTGGAAAGAGAAGACCATCGTGATGCCGCTTGGGCCTGACTACCTGCGCGAGCTTGTGCAGGCCGGTCTGCCGCCTGAGTACGTGCAGCAGCTTGAGAACATGGGCGGAGTCACTCTGGAGTGGCGCGGCGGCGAGAAGCAGAGCTTCGACGACCTGGAGCTTGAGATCGAGCCGTACTCGATGGCGCGTCGTGACGAATTCACGGAGCGGAGCGAGAAGCTGCAACTCTTCCAGCTTTTGACGACGATCGCCCCGGTCATCCCTCAGACGCCGTGGATGCCGTGGAAGGACATGCTCAACAAGATGGGCGACAGCTTCCACTACGACCAACTCGGCGAGCGGGTGAACCTGGACCTCGCCAATCAGGTCGGGGCCATGATGCTCCAGCTTGAAGCCGCTTCGATGCAGGAGAAGGCCGACCCCGAGTCGCCTCGTATGCAGGCGGATGTGTCGCCGTCTGCTGGAGGCGCGGTGGGGAGCCGCACGACTCGTCCCTCCGAGCTCGGCAAGAGCAAGAACGCCGGAGGCTTGCAGGGTAAGCGGTCGGGTGCCAAGCTAGGGGCGTCCCAACGAAAATGAAGCACCGACTGGTGATGTACCGCTCTCCGAAAGGGGAGACCGAGGGCGTCTGGTTTCGCGTAGACGAGCCTGTGCCTGAACGTCACATGATCGCTGGCTCTGAGTGGACCCGTGTGGTTGAGAAGCGCAACGGGCGCGCGCGAGGGTTGCAGATCATCCTCGACGACAAGCCGGTTGTGTCCAGCGCCTCTCCGCGCTGGCACGGAGTCAAGTCTGGGCGGGGCTTCTACGACACCTACACCAAAGACGGAAAGCCGGTCATCACAAGCCGAGCTGCTTTACGCGAGGCGAACGCCCGCGCAGCTTGGCACGGTGAGCGGATCGAAAGGGTGAGGGACTTGGAATGACTGACGAGATCAAACAAGCTGCCGAGGTCGCAACCACTGCTGCGGAGGACAAGTTCCTCGCGGGTGTGTTCCCTCCGGCAAAAAACACGGTGCCGGAAGTCCGTAGTGACCCGGTAGCCGAGTCGGGATCCACTGAAAGCGAACAGGTCACCGAGAGCGACGCCGATCTTGAGCGCGCTTCTACGGTCCTGGCGCTGGATGGGGTCTCGCCTGCGATCATGGCAAGGCTCGATCGCGCAGAAGTCCTTGAGTGGGCTTCCAAGGCGAAAGAGCGGCAAGCCAAGACCGCGCAAGAGTTGCAGGCAAGGGCCGAGCGCATCAAGCAGCTCGAATCCGTCAAGCCAACCGCCGAGAAGGAGGCTCCCAAGAGCCCAACCGCATCGGTGGAACCTGACGAGATCGCTGCGATCCGAGAGCGTTTCGGCGACGAGCTTGCGGCTCCCTTGGTGAAAATGTTGGAGAAGCAGCGATCGGCTGCGACGGAGCGCGAGCGGGAAATCGAAAGCCGCCTCGGTCTCTTGTCGTCGTTGGTCGAGAAGCAGCTCGTGACATCGGCCAAGGCCAGCCTGCGGGAAATGTTCCCGCTGGTTGACGACCCGACTCGATGGCCTGAGGTTGAGAAGGAGTTGGCCCACCACGTTGCAAAGCACCGCGACGCCGGTAAGGACGCCGAGCAGGCGTACTTCGACGCCGCGCGCGATGCGGCTCGTGTGGTCTTCTTCGACGAGGCTCGGGCCGCTGAGGCGGGAAGGACTCTTGCCGGATACCGCAAGCGTTTGGCTTCTCAGCCCACGCCGCCTACGGGGAAACCCGCAGCCACCAAAGCGATGTCGGCCTCGGAACGCGAGGACGCGCTTTTGACTGCCATCTTCTCAGGCGACAAGGAAGCGAAGGAACGTCTGACGCGCGCGGTCTGAAAGGATCGCCATGCCTACTCTTTCCGACTTCACAGACTTTGTGAAGTCAACCGCTCCTGCTTGGGCGTCGAACGAAAACGCCTTTGTCAACGAGCTTCAGCAGAACAGCTACCCGCTCCGTCGCTTCCTCAAGGGCCGCGACGCCAGCGACATGTTCCAGAACGGCGAGCGCATCAAGGATGGCATCATCCTCGATGAGGCTGGTTCGTTCGAGTTCGTCGGTCCCGAGACCGACTCGCGCTGGAAGAACGCGCAACTCCTCACGACCTGGGCCGCGCCGTGGCGCTTCGCTCAGGCTCACATGGCCTGGACGGCTCAAGAGATCGAGCTGAACGAAGGCGCGAGCGCTGAGACGTGGAAGCGCGTCAAGCGCATCAAGCAGACCGGCCTCGCCAACGACGTGGTCAACGGCATGAACGCTTGCATCTTCCGCAAGCCGAACGCCGCTCGAATGGAGACGTTCACCTCGGTGGACGCGCTCGAATCGGGCGACGCCGAGAGCTTCCTGCCGTACTCGATCCCGGCGCTGGTGTCGGAGCAGACGAACACTCTGCCCAACTCCCAGACGACCGGCGCACCGGGCGGCGCGTTCAGCACCGTCCAGACGATCAGCCCGACCACCAAGACGCTGTGGCGCAACGTCCAAAAGACGTACGGATCCATCACGGCAAACGCTGCGGGCAACCTTACGTCGGCCTTCGACGACATCATCCAGGACCTGGAGTTCCAGCTCCCTGGCACGATGAACGAGTACTACGAGAGCCCGTCCATGTTCCGTCAGGTCATCTACACGACCAAGACGGGCATCGTGACGTGGAAGAACCTCCAGCGCGCCGAGAACGACGTGACCGTCTCGCCGAGTTCGCAAGACCCGGCGTGGATGCGTCCGACGTACGCGGGTATCCCGCTGGAGCGTGCGCCTCAACTGGAGACCGAGACCCTGTACGGCACCAGCGGCGCGGGCGTGATCGAAACGAACACGACCAACAACAACACCGGATCCCGGTACTACTGGATCAACCACAACTTCCTGAAGATGGCCTTCCACTCGAAGTACTACTTCAAGACGTTGGATGCGTTCCAACCGGAGAACAACCGCATGAAGTACATCATGCCGATCCACATCTGGTTCAACATGTACTGCACTTCGCGCCGCCACCAAGGCGTCGTCTTCCCGAGCACGGACCTGTAGTCCGAGGAGCCTGAACGATGGATGTCAAGACAATGAGTGGGCCGAACTTCATCGGCCCCGACCTGAAGCGGGTGGAGTTCATCGGCTTCAACCGAACCGGCTCCGCTGTGGCGCTCGGCGACGTTCTCATGTGCGACCACTTGGCCGCAGATGGGGACTCCGTGAAGGGCGCGCAGCCCGGAGCGACTGGTTTCTGCATGGGCCAACTCATCGCCCCCGCGACCACGGGAATCGGTGTCAACACCGACGACCCCGGCGCGTGGATGGTGGTCGTGATCGACCTTCTCACTGGCGCTGGTGCCAATGACACGAAGGTCAAGGTCTGCGCGTTCGGCTACGTGACCGCCGCCCTGGCTGGCTCGACCAACCACGGCGCGGACCTGTACCCGGCGAACGGTGCGTTGACGCTGACGGCCACGCAAGCCGACTCGGTCCGTTGCGTCGCCAAGGCGCTCTGCCCCGACTCGACGACCGGCACGGGCCTCGTGCTGTTCAACGGCATGTTGTCGCCTGGCGGCCAGACCGGCCTCTTCGCGTGATCTGACGGCCCCCGAGGCGCTGTGCTTCGGGGGCCATGTTTCCTTGGAGGTGCTGAGCTATGTCGCTGACCACACTTGAGCTTGCAAGGCATCTCCGGCGACGGCTTGACGGAGATCCGTCGCTGTCGGTCGAGACTCTTCGGGACCACGCTGGGGAGCACATGGTCTCGATGCACGAGTGGCTGTGGCTCGTGCGCCCGGCGACGAAGCTGTCGCTGTCGGCTGGTCAGCCCTACATTTGGCTCCCGCCTGACTGGGGACGCTCTCAGGGCCGTCCGCGAGCCACGTCGCTGGAGTCGGTCCACACGTTCGAGTGGGTGTCGATGCCCGAGCTGCTGGACCTGCGCTCGTCGGTGGTGCTCGACAACGGGCCGAACTACCGTGGCGCGGTGACCTACGCTCAGTGCGCGGAGGGACCGCTGCGGCCTCGCGCCGAGATTTGGCCGACTCCCGTTGAGACGTTCACGAATGCCTTCGCCGCGCCGTACATGGCGGGCTGGAAGGTTCCGCAGGACGACGCAGAGGTCTTGCTCATGCCTCCTTGGATGGAGGCGCTGTACCTGGAGATTCTGTTCGCGTTTGCGCAGGGCTACGACGAGCACGACGTAGCGGCTCAGGGCGCTCGACTGGAGGCGCTGGCTCGCTCCCCGGCGCTCATGGCGGCCAAGCGGCGCGATGGTGGCGTTGCCCCCTTCATCGGTAAGATGCGCGGCGGCGCGATGGATGCTGAGCTTGGCTACGGTCGAGCCGCAATCGGCATCGCTGCGCGCCTTGAAGGACCGAGCTAATGCCCGACGTACCGCTCCCCTACCCGATCGGCGGCCTGAGCGACAACTTCGCGCACGACGCTCAGCCGCCTCGGACGACCCGCGACGCGCAGAACGAGCGCTCGGTCGATCCTAAGAGCAACCGCATCCGTGGCGGGCAGCGAGCGGGCTTTTCGCGCTTCTCAGAGACTGCGCTTGCGGCGGGGGCGGTCCGGTCTGCGGTGCAGGTCACGTACGACGCGCGTCAGACCGACTACGCCAACGCGACGACGAGCGCGGTGGGGGACTTGTCGGAGTGGACGGCGGCGCTCAACAGCGGCGAGGGCGTGCCGGTCATCGTCCACGACTCGCAGGGCAACAAGTACGCGATCGACGGCAAGGCCACGATCGTCAAGCTCAACCGCGACGGCGTGCGCGTCTACACGTTCACGCTCCCGGTCCGCGACGAGGCGCAAAAGGTGCGCGCGTTGGCGATCGACGTGGGCGACAACTTGTACGTCGGCGTCAGCGAGGGCGGCGACCAGAGCAAGGCGTGGTTGCGCCGGTACGCACCCGACACGGACAAAAACCTCGTGCTCCAGTGGGAGATCGTCACGGGGGAGTTTGTCGAGCAACTGGTCCTGCGCGACGACAAGCTGTACGCGGCGGTGAACGACACGTCGCGCAAGCGGTCGTCGTGGATTCAGTACGAGAACCTGTCGCTCGGCTCGGGCGCGACCGAGGCGTTCCGGCGCGACGGCATCCCGTACCCGTTGAACGATCTCGACGTGAAC